CTACACCGTGTAGTTTTCTAAAAAATCCCCTAGTCTTACTCAGTCCAAACTCGCTATGCTCAGGCGTTAGCCACTCATAATACTCTGCCATGCCGCAATGATAAGTCACTTTGATACTGTCGGGCTTACCTTGTTTCTTGTGTATCTTAAAACTCACTCGGTCAACATCTACACGCTGTATTTTGCGCTGGTCTGATAATACCGCACCATCAAATGCGTTTAGCTCAAGGTTGCCTTCGGGGTCACGCTCAAAGATATGGCCGCACTCTGGACACTCACGGACTGCGGCATGAAGTATGGTTTTACAAGACGGGCATTGTTTGGACGGTGCTTCGCCTTCGCCTTCGCCTTTTGCCTTAACTGTCACATCGTCAATACAGCCATGCCGTAGCACGTTGCCACCATAATCAAGCAATAGCGCGTTCTTTTTGTTTGGGTACAATCTCATCACGCGCCCGACAATTTGCACATATAACGCTGTTGACTCGGTAGCACGAATCAAAACGCACATATCAGCAATCGGAAAGTTTGACCCTGTCGTTAAGATGTTGACATTAACAAGACATTTTAGGCGGCCATGTGTAAAGTCATCTAAAATGTAATCATTGTCGCTTTGTGAATGATAGCAAGCCGCGTTAATATCATGCTCTGTTATCAACTCTTGAGTGACTTGTTCAGCGTGTTCAATTGACACACAAAAAATAAGCCATGCCTTGCGGTCTGCACCTTTTTTAACAATATCAGCGACAATTTCTGTCGTTTTACTCATATATAACGATTCGAGCGCACTGTCTAAAAACTCTCCACCTTTGTGTTTAACCTTGCTTACATCAACTTTAACACCTCCACCATTCGACACGACAGGGCATAAATAGCCGCGTTTGATGAGCAATTTAACATCAATTTTATACACGACGCTTTCAAAAATAGGTGTTTCCCATTGGGTTAAATAACCACTATCTAAGCGGTATGGGGTAGCGGTCAATCCTAAAATCTTTAACTCAGGATTAACTTCTTTTAGGTTACTAATAAGTTTATGGTATTGCCCTGCGGTATCAGGTGCAACAAGATGACATTCATCAATAATGATTATTTCATAGTGTTGAATGGTGGCATTGGCGATACTTTGGATTCCTGCAAAAATAATCTGTGCGTCCTGTGTTTTTTGGTTTAACCCTGCACTGTAAAATCCTGTATTGGCTGTTGGTAGCAGGTTTTTTAATTCAGCCTCGTTTTGTTCTAATAGTTTTTTACGGTGCGTGACAACTAAAACGCGCACGTTATGGGTGATTGAGTCATGGCAGATTTTGCCAATGATTAGGCTTTTACCTGCACCGCATGGGGCTTCAATAATGCAGCTTGTGCCGTTCTGCCAGTACGCATAAGCACTTTCTACCGCGTCCTGTTGATAGTCTCTCAATGTAATCATGTCGGTTTCTCGGTTGTGCGGTACACAATGACCGCACTTTAGGGGTGTTTATTTTTGGCTTGGCAAGTGCTTTGCAAACTCTGACCATAAAAGTGGCATCTGAGCAGCCATGTCATAACGATTTTTAGCAATGTATGCAGGGCTTGCACTTAGGTTTAGAATGCGCTCGCCTGTGCTTATAGCCCTGTTTCTATCATCATTAAAGCCTTTGCCTTCGGTAACTTTGATAATCTTTTTAAGGCTTGCATAACCAATAACGTCTGCAAACTCACGGCATAAAGCGGCGGCCTTTTTGTGTAGTTTTAAGTCGTGTTGGTCAAAGGTTAGATGTTCTGGGTCTTCTACTTTGTTGACTTGGCTATGTGCCGTCATAATGACAATCATTCCTTTATCACGGCACTTGTTTAATTCATCAAAAAAATAAGACCAAAAAACCAACGCTTCATTGTAGCCGCGTCCGTAGCCTATCTTTTCAATTGAGCTGACTTTGTTGTCAGTACATACCTGTTTCCAGATTAACGACTCTAACCAGTCCAGACTGTCAATAACCACTGTTTTGAAGTCGTGGTCCTCGTTGGCCAAACTATCTAACGCTTTCATCACATCAAGATAAGATTCAGCAAGGGGAAAACATGGCACATCAATTTCACCCAAGCCGTCTTCTGTTTGAATAACGATAGGATTGGGTGCAGATGTGGAAAAGGTTGTTTTACCTAAACCTGATTCACCGTAAATAATAACGCGCTCTGTTTTGGCTTTGTTGCGCGTTACTTTTGATAAAAAACTCATAGCATTGCTCCTAATTTAAAAAGCCGCCACAAGGACGGCTAGAATGTTATTATTTTTGCCAAGGTTTTTTAGCAGGTGCGGATGGCGTAGCAGGTGTGGCCTTCGGTGTCGGTGCAAACGGTGTATCGTTGCCTTCAACGCCTTTATAACCTGCAATGTCATTGCTTGCGTCATACTCGCCTTGTGCTGGACGTACTTTAACTTTAATCATTAAAGGCTTATCGTGTAATTCTTCGCTTGATTGCGGTGACATTACACCAACGGCGCGGCAGATAGCGGCCAAGTCTTTACGCGCAATATCGACAGCCTTGTCATTAGCGTTTTTCAAGTTAAGACGAGCAAAGACTAAGCGGTTTTCATACTGACCTTCAATCACCTGCAAAGTTAAAGAAAGGTACTCACCGTAACCATCACGGGTGGCTTTCATTTCGGACGATGAAATAATGGCTTGATACCAACCTGCTGGGATTGGGTCAAATGATGAAGAGGGTTCTACTTCTTCAGCGTTGAAGTTATAGGCTGATAAATTACTCATAATATACTCACTGTTTCGTTGGTTTAAGATTCACTGTTTCGTTGGTTTCTAACGTCTCAGTGATTGACATATTAGTCATAAAGTTTTATTGTGTCAATCATCAATCAGCAAAAAGGTGAAAAAATGTTAACTATCGAACAAATTAAAAAACTGCTAGAAGATAGGCATTTGTCTGTTGTTGCTAAAAAAGCAGGAATAGGCGAGGCTACTATATTTCGATTAGCTAAGGGTAAAAACGTGGCTTATCCGACTGTAAAAAAACTTAGCGACTATTTAGAAGGACAATTAGAAAATGCAAAACAATAAAGAAGCAGCGATAAGTTATGACGCGCATGGTTTTAAATTGTGCTTAGTTAAAGGTAAAAGACCATTTCAAGATAAGTGGGAACAAAACCCTATTACTGATTTAAACCTGTTTGACCACAACGGCATCGGTTTAATTCATGGCTTGAGCGGTACTTGTACGCTAGATATTGACAACATCGAGCATACACAGATTGCACTTGATGCAGTGGGTTTAAACCTAGCTGAGCTGATGCGTGATGGTGTGCGTATTGAATCGGGGCGTTTGAATCGTTCTAAATTGATTTATAAAGCACCTGTCGGCATAGAATTAAAACGCCATGCGCTTAATTGGCCTAGTGAATTAAACACTAAAGAGTCAGACGTTATTTTCGAGTTGCGCGGTGGTTTAACTCAGGATGTATTGCCGCCTTCTATCCATCCCGATACCAACAAGCCTTATGTGTGGGTGGGTGACTGGTCAAACATACCAGAGTTACCGCCCGAATTATTGAATATATGGACGCAATGGGATATTGCAAAAGACGTGTTAAAAAGCGCGTGTCCGTGGCACGTTGAAAAAGAAGACTACAAGGCACAATCCGCACCTTTGCGCGTGTTTAGTAGCGATAATGACGTGATAGGCACATTCAACAATAAAATGCCATTAGTGAGCATTTTGAGCAATTACGGTTATAAACGTATCACTAAAACACGGATGCTTAGTCCGCACTCTAAGTCAAAGTTGGCAGGGTGCATATTGTTAAGCGGCGAAGGTGTGGACAAGGTTTATATACATCATGCAAGCGACCCGTTGGGGGATGGCTATGCACATACGGCCTTTGGTGTATATCTGTACTACCAGCACAACAATGACCTGAAAAAAGCAGTTAAAGAAGCCGCGTTACTGCTAGATATGGATTACAAAAAGCCAGATGACAGCGAATTAATAAACGAGGGTGCGGCTATTGCTAACAGTTTTTTAAGTGCCAATGTTGTCGAGTTAAAACCTGTGCAAGTTGACAATGTAAAGATTGATTGTAGCTTGCCAGTTGAAGCATTAAACGAGGTGGCGGCATGGATTAAAGGGCAAATAGGCACAGCCCCGAAGTATTCCATCGTGCAAGCCACCTTATCATTTGCTTGTGCAATGGCAAGCCGTTGCGTGCGTTTAAAAGACGGTACAAGCTCTAGCGCGTTTCTTGCTATTGTTGCAGATAGCGCGGCTCAGGTGCAGCCGCTTAAAGGGATTTTAAACAGTGCTATTGATGCGTGTGGCGATAGAAACATTATTCGCGGTACTAAAATAAGCGGCTCAACTTGTTTACATAAACAATTGCTAACTATGCCGCGTATGTTTTGGGCAACTGATGACTATGCACAAATGATTAGTTTTGGCAAAAAGCAGCAATCAGGCGCAATACAAGGGGCGTTAAGTGCTATCAATGAAGTGTACCTAAACAGCACTCTCTATTTAGACAAAGACAGCGTAGGCGCGAGTTTTGGCAAGAAAGACGGTGACGGGGATAAACACATATCAGAATATAATATCTATCGCCCATCTTTAACCATGCTTAGTTTAATGAGTTACAAACACATTGATTTTGTCGCTCAACGCGACCAATACAGCATTGGTAGTCTACAGCGTTTAATGATTGCCGATGGTGGCGACAGCGTAACGTGTGAACGAGACTTTGATGCACCATTTCCAACAAATGTTAAAGTCGTTGTTGCTGCAATCAAAAACACAGGCGGCGATTTTATCGATATTGCATCAATGAACCCGACCCAAAAAATCGCCGTCTTTGATTGCGACAATACCGCCACCTTGTTTACTCATGCGCTAAACCGCATTAAGGCCACTTGTAGCAGCGATGAGCGTAAGGACTTGGTAGGCGTGGCTTTAGGGTGGTGCGGTAGTTTTAAGCGGCTATGCGTGGCTTTAGGCGCGTTTAATAAACCAAGCCAGCCCACTATCAACGAGGCGGTTGTGCAGTGGTGTAGCAATTGGATTGTGTTTCATTTAGAGAAGTTGTTATCACGTTTAGAGATAAATGGGATTGATGAGGAAATAGGGATTGAGGAAGATGTTTTAAATGTCGTGTATGATTTTGGCAAAAAAGGCGCATCAAGCCGCGATATTGGCCAAAAACTTAGAGCATTTAGAAACATGGACGCGGTTCAAAAATTAGAGTTATTAGCCAAACTGCAAGGGCAAGAAAAAATCATTGAAAAAAAGGAGGGCAAAGCGGTTCGTTTTTTTATGCCTGTTTTTTTCAAAAGTAATTGCGTAAAGGATTCAAAATAAGTTAATGTTGAAAGGTCAAACGGAATTGACCGACTGTTTTTATGTGTGCAACACGTTTCTAGTGTTTGGCACACGTGCAGGAACAGGTCAAACCTTACAGCCGCAAGGGCTACAAGAGAAACGTTCCACTGTTCCAGTGTTCCACATCAAAAACAATTTTAGAAAAAATTGTCGTATTTTAACAAATTCCCCTAAAAACCTTAATACAATGCTCTCTCTCTGTAATTATTATATATATATATATAGGTTGGAACGGTACGTTGGAACGATTCGGCTCTAGCCCTACAGCCGCAAGGCTTGCAGCCGTTCCAATTGGTGTGCCATTTTTTTTAACTGGAACACTAAACAAAACTTATAAAAAAACTATTCTTTATGTGTAAAAGTTATTAGAAAACACGCACTAAAAAAGCAATAATTACAAAGCGGCTAGGGTAGCTCCCGAATCGTGAGAGTCATTCACTCACTGCCGCTTACTTTTTGAATGATAGCCACTAATGAAGGCGTAACAGTATGAAACTAACTCCAAAGCAACAACTTGCTTTTAATACCATTATTGAATCAATCGAAAACAGCACTCCTGTATTGTTGACTGGCTTCGCGGGCACAGGCAAAAGCACAACTATTGCCACCGTTATAAAATCCCTATCTCACAAACTAATCACTATAGCAACGCCAACACACAAAGCGGCTGCCGTGTTGTCTGCCATGCTTGAGACAAACGGCATTGTTAGCGAAAACGTGAGAGTTACGACAATTCACAAAGCACTTGGCAAACGCCCACAGCGTCAAGGTGGCGGTACAATGACGTTTAGCCGACCAACTAAAGAGATTTACGGGATTTTGATTATTGATGAATGCTCAATGATTGATGCTGAGTTGTTTCAAGATATTAACGAAGCTGCGCCATCGGCAAGTATTGTTTACGTTGGCGACCCTGCACAGTTACCACCGACTAGCGGTCAAGGCGCATTAAGTCCTGTATTTGCTGCAATAGAGCAACGCGCGCATTTAAGCGATATTATCAGACAAGGTGAAGATAACCCCATTATTGAGCTATCAGCCGCGCTAAGGCGTGTTATGGCGGCTTCTGCACATATTACCGTAAGTGATGTTGTCGAGATGGTGAACGAGTACGACAAAGACGGTGTAAAAATAGGCATGATACAAAAACATGAGATTGCAGATTATTGTTCGGACGCGCTAAAAAATGGGCTTGATTGTCGTTATTTAGCGTACAAAAACGAGTCGATAGACAAGCAAACAGTTGCCATTCGTTCAATGCTTCATGGCCGCGATGTGCAAAGTTTTGTTATTGGTGAACCAGTATCATCACTAACAGGCATTCAAAATGTAATCA